AACTTTAACTGGTACATCTTGCATGATATCTAACATATAAGCAATCTCTGAGAGCCACGCATCATTTTGGCCATGTAAACTTAAATGATCTAAACATCTAAACCAATCCCAGGGTACAATAGGAAAGATACTATAAGGATGACCTGTTGATTCTTGTACTCGAAGCAATTTAAACTGGCCATCAAACTTTCCTATTTCTGAATCCCAATCTTTAGTTTGCATTATAGCATCATCATTATAGATCATGATCCATGTACCTTGAGCATATACAGAGAGAGCATTATTATATCTGTGTAAATTTTCGTAACCTAATCTTTTAAACTTAATTACTGATCTAGCTGGATGTTTAACATCTTTTAAAAATTTTAAACTTTCACTATCATCGTCATCTACTCCATAAAGTAGTTGAATCTTATTAGGATCCTTGGCATTATCTAATAATGATTCTGTACATCTTTTAATTAAAGAAATTCTTTTACGTGTTGGAAGTAGTACGGATATGGACATATCTCACCTTATTCTGTTTATAATATTATATAAACAAAAAAGTTTGCCCACCATCGCCCCTGTTTCGAGTAAGTCTCCCTACCGTTGTGAAACAACACCTAATTTTTTTCTTCTATCTCATAGAAGAATGCATCACTATCTTCAGTAACCCAATCTTTATTTTCTACGTTCCATTCGGTCGTTTGAACTTTATAGTCGGGCCAGTCTGATTTTTTCGTAGTGAAACTATTAATTGTCCATAATACTCTGTTATTAGGTTGAGCAGCAAAATTACCATTGTCAAGCTCCAAGACATGAGCGCACTTATGCTCCTGAGGAATTTCAGAATGGTCTGTATCAAGTAAATTGGCGTCAGGGTGACACCAATCAACAGTAAACAAATACTCACCGTGATAAAACTTTTTATCTTTTCCAATAAATTTAGCTCGTTGTCCTAGTAAGAAAGAAAAATGATTAACACTATGATAATAGTCAAAGCTATTCCACAGCTCCAGTTGGTCGATTTGCATATCGGGCACATTCCGTCTTTCCATACTTTTAGAGAAAAAGGCACATATTGGCAAGCGCCAAAAGCACGCACCGTTTGGTAGCATGATGTTAAAAAGGATCCCACGCCCTTGAATGCTTGTAAGCCCGAAGATAACACATTCTTCACTTTCGTTAAAATGTTGTTTAAGATCATATAAATACTCCTTGCGTATATTACAATATATTGGCGGTATGCTACTATTTAAAAAAGACATTGTAAAGATATATATAAAAAAAATATTTTTTTCTATACAAAATTTATATACATTTAAATCATTCATCACTCTTTCTATCTCTCTTTCTCCCGCCAGAGAGAAAAAGCTTTTAAACTTTCTCGTTTTTTTTTTCGTTTAAACTTAATACGTTTTTTAAATTAGATTAATTTTTTTTAGAATAGATAAAAAAAAAGAGAGCGAGTAATTAAACTCGCTCTCTAATTTAAATTAATAGTTATTAAAGACTATTAATTTTATTTTCGAAATATTTAATATTTTCTAATATTTCGTTGCTTACTTTATTAGTTTTAATAAACTCTTTATTCGAATTTATTAAATCGAGATATAAATCTTTTTTATTTTTATCTAAATAAGAATTTAAATCGATTAATAAATTAACTTTTTTAAAACGATTATTTTTAGTCGTATCGTATTCTATATCGATTTTACGATAATCGTTATTAAAAGCTTTCTCTATATTAGTCGAAAATTTAGATTTTTCGTAAATAAAAAAAGACTTCGTTTTATCTCTTTTATTATTAAATAATCTAAATAAAATTTTTTTATCTTTATACTCTCTAAAAGATAACGCGATTTTATTTTCGATTATTTTATTTTCGCTTTTTTTCATTTATTTCTCCTTTCTAATTAATTTAAATAATTAATTAATAAGAATTTAATTTATTTTAAAAAAAATTTAAAGAAAAAAATCTATTAATTCGCGTATAAGTAGAATATTTGTTGTTCGCTATTCGTTCTCGATTTGTTCTTGTTTCGTTTTTGTTATTCTATTTATGAGAGAAAAATAAATATATTAAGTAATAATATAAAAACGATTGGAATTCTGAATAAGTATATAAGCATAATTTATTTTTTTTAATTAGTTAATTTATTTATTAATATTTATTTAATATCAATTAGAAACTTTTTTTTTCTTAATTTATTATTTTATCGTAATGTAATGTATAGAGCTTTTTTAATCATTTATTTTTTTTTATTTTTCTTGATCCCTGCTGATCCGCCTTGATCCTAGGATCCGCACTGATCACCTAGGTTCAAGCACATTTCAACAAGCCACTTTCAACAGCCTTCAACAAGGCCGGGTTGCTTGCTACTGAATGTTGTGGTCTTTTGCTATCTTGTCTAGGTATGTGGACATCTCATCATCGTTCATAGCATCTAGTGTTGAGTGTTGCACTTCCTTCTTCTCAATCAAAAACCCTAACAGTTGTGCTTTCAGTCTTATCGCATTGACTGCTGCTGAATACTGCTTCTTGCCACAAGCATCAGCATACACTTTGTCAAGCTTCTCAACCTCTTTTGACACAGACTCACTTGTTAAGCGCCTAGCATCAACCCGCAATCTATCTATGTACTGGATAATCTTATCCTTCTTTAAGTTGCGGGCAGCTTGGACGTGAGCTGAAGTTTCAGAATAACCTGCGTCAACAGCCGCTTGTCTCTTACCTTTTCCTGCAGCAATGCCTTCACAGAAGGCTTTTTCCATGCTGGATAAGGTTGCCTCATTTGTTTGATGTATTTGGTCAATAGTTATCGCCATATTTATCCTAGTATAGCGATTATTTCAACAATGTAAACTAGCAGTAATAAGGTGTTTTCGTTGGAAAAAACTCTGGTGTACCACGAAAATAAACTTGGCAAACAATCCCGGTTTCTCTATTACTCCAACTCTTACTGAACAATTTATTAAAAAGACCACAAGCACGATTAGCTTTTTTAGGATCAGTAAAAATTAATTTGCCTTCCTTAATTCGATCACCAGCATCAAAATACCAACCACCTTCCTCAGGTCCTCCATAAGCTCTGCCATAACTATAAACAGCTATTTTCCAAAACTTTTTTTTCATCGTTCTCCTTTCTAAATTTATTTATTTTAAATATATAGAAAGAAGAACAATATTAAACAACTATCGTTTAGTTTGTGCGTCCACTCTTTGGATATTAGTATTTATTTGCTTTTGTAACTCTCTATGCATACTATCTATTTTTTGCATAGCCTTATATTTTTTACTCGCATCATCATCGTCAGTTTTCTCTCGATGAATAAGAGCATCAGCAAGTATTATATCGAAACCAACCGAAGTAAAATAAACATCGTAACCTCGATAGATAGCCCTATTAGTTATTACTTGAATGTTATACTTACTCAAGTCTTGTGGCTTTTCCATATATTGTGCTTTACAAACAAGAGTGTTTTTTCTAAAGTTATCAATATACCTTTTCAACTCTTCATCTGTAACCTCCCCTTCTTCGTTCCTTCTTTCTTCTCGTTGTAACCAAGATATAGCTACAACATCTGATACTGCATTTTTAGCCATTTAGTCCCTCCATTCTAGCCGGTATCACGACTTCGTTATCACATTTACTACAACATACTCCACTCTCTTTTACTGGTTGCGGGTTAGCCCCAAACTCAGTAAAAAGTTTATTACATATAACACAAGTCTTTTCGTCAAGATTGATTTTATTCTCTTGACAAAATTTGTCAATCAATTCTTCTATCGACCAAGGACTTATATTATCTTCACGAGCCATACGAGACAACATCGAAGTATCTCCCCAACTCCCTTCCATATAATCAGTTTGGTATTTAATATCCTTAAATAATTCCTTAAGTTTATCTATATCCATAACTTTCTCCTTTTTATTAATTTAACTTAATTTTAAAATATAAGAGTAAAAATCAAGTTAAACAATATTATTCTTTTCTTGCAACGTATTTAGACCACATCTCGTATATATTACCTTTATCCATTAGCTTTTCATTATCAAAATCTACTTGCCAGATTTTTACCATCAAACTATTATTTTCAAACCAAACATCATAACGATATGATAAATCTCCATGCCTATGTGGTCCTTCAGTTAACCTTGCTCCGCCTGCTTTTCCATCTTTGGCAGTATAACAAAAAGCTGCAGCATATTCGTCAGCTTCAAATCGTGGAAATTGCCAAGCAGATTTTCTTGCTTTACTAATCATTTTTAAAGCATTCGAAGGATATCCATCATAATGATAATAAACACTAAATGCACTTTCTTTGTCTTTAAATGTATAACATGCTCTAGTTGACATAATTTTCTCCTTTCTGAGTTGTGACTGGCCCATGTAGAAAACTACCTGGCACTTATGCCACAACTCTCTCCTTTCGGTTAACAGTAGATACCTGGCAGAACTCCTCAAGGGTTTTATACTGGCGTCAACAGTATCTACCTATAATAGCCACAGAGATTATAACGAAGTCTGTGGCTACTACTATTATAATAATAATTTAAAAATTATCACTATAAAACAAGTTTAACTTTTTAATGTATATGTAGATTTTTCAGATTTTCCACCAGCACCCGGAGCATCAATAACTTCTACTGCAATAAAACCTCTGGCTCTATCCCAATCTAAGTCAATTGTTTTTCCCCCTGCTGAAAGGAAATCTCTAATCTTCATGCCATTTTTGTATAAGTTAAATCTTCTCCAGCCTTCGCATCCTTCTCTTTTAGGGTTTTTAGGTACACAGACTTGAATTTTAGCATCTCTGTCATACTTATAAGTTCCCTTAAAGTCTTTAGGATCCATAGCTTTAACTTTTGCTTTAGGCTTCACTACATCAGACTTTTTAGTCTTAGGTGTTACCTTTGGCTTAACAGCTAAATTGATAGACATATTTCTCCTTTCTATATTTATTTATTATTTTAACTTTAACTTGCTGAATATACTATATATACAATAAAATTAAACAATAAACATTAAAAAAAAGTCCTCACGGCAGCCTCGGGTATTGGCGGTATTGGCATAAAATAAGCTCCAATACCAGTTATTATCATTGGTATAATTGAATAGTAGTCTAAAAGGTATTGGTATTGGCTCTTTTTATATTTTTTCATTTTATTTTTTTCAAAAATATTTCCTATATAGTAAGAATGAAAAATAAAAAGATGAGTAAACAAAAGATTATAGGTATTTTTAAAAACCAGAATATCATATGAATTTCCTTATAATTAGATTAAAAATATTCTTTTATATTATATATTTAAATCTAATACAAGTATCGTTATTGCTCGTTCCTATTTATTTCTAGCACAGATAGAATACCACTTATAGTGTTTGCTACATTTGCAGTGATAGAAAGTGTTTGTGACTCTTCCAGGATCAGAGGCCCTTTCAACATGTTTACTGCAGTATTACTTAACACATTCTCAATAGATGCTTTATAACTCGTGATAGTATTATTAGCACTAACTGTTACAACAGTATTAGCGCCTTCATTAGTGGTTTGTAAAGTTTTAACAATAGCACGTGTATCTGCCGGCACGGAATAAATTAAATTGGATCCCGTGTTCGCAAGAGTGAACATTTCATTTTTATATATGTTAGCCACTTAAAAAAAACTCCTTTCTATCTTGTTCATCGCTTTGATCTTTAGGGTAAGTAGAATTTAAAATCTTAACCATATCTTGTAAATCTTCAATTAATTGGTTAAAATCGTTTTGTACATACTTTTCAGGTGCAGAATTTAAACGTGAGATAGGTACTTTAGCCATATTACTATGGTATTTTAATTAATCAACAATGTACAGCGAACTATGGTTGTTTTTCGCTGTCCTCTTTTATTTCCTGTTCTAGTTTTTTTACCTCTTTAGAGATATTAACCATTTCAACAGTAACTGCTCCATTTGCAATAAACTCACTTGCCCATTTCGCCTCCAGGCTTCGCTTCTGGTTCAGTTTTTCCATCAGAGCTTGCGCCATATTTATACTCCTCTACAGTTAGTGTATTCATGCTTTCGGGAATGTAATTTAATTGTGGTTCCCATTTAAATGTTTTTACATGCTCAGACCAGAGAGCCTTAGCTGCAACGTCTAAATTTTCAGATTCGATAAGGCCGTGTGCGTAATAACCACAACGCCTGAACTGAAAATACACTAACATTTACGTTAGGGTTAGCATATTTTATCGTGTTTGTAAAGTCTAATTAAACCACTCAGGTACTTGATTTTTCCATGTAGCAAACTCTTTCTTGTGAGCCTTGTAAAAATTTCTATAAGCTTGAATAGTATCATTTTCTATTTTACATTCGTCTGGCATACATTGAGGAGGTTGAGTAAAGTTTTCTATCACAATATTACGAGGAAATTGATAGATGTGTTGTATTAATTTTTTATAAGTTTCATGAACTTTATCATATCTTTTAGTGTATTCTTTATTTAAAGCACACCACAGATGTAAAAGCCATCTGTAATTATCTTTATTTTGTCGTGTCCAAATAGCACATGGATGATTATAATATGCTGCTCGATATAAAAATTTTTCCTTCTCATCTGGTAAAGTCCAATACTTAACCATAGTTTTACCATTAACAGATAACTTATTTTCTTCTTTGCCATCTAAAACTCGATGAGCAGTAGAGAGCAATTGTGCGTATTCTATAATCATTTTAAGTACGTGTTTATCGCAATGATACTCGGCGCACTTATCAGTATGAAAATCTAAATAAAATATATTCATTTCTTAATGTATTTAATAGCTTTTTCCTTACTTTCGAAAAGTTGAGATTGAAAAAGAGATTCATTAATATATTTTAAAACCTTAGAAAGTCTTACCTTTCTAGGCTTTTTAGAGCCATTTCTTACTTGATAAATATAAATATTTTTATCCATCTAAATATATTATATTATTTATTATTTCTATATACCTCGAAAATACCTTTAACTCTTACATCTATGTCGTTTATTTTAGAGTATAAAGCATCAGGGTACTTATTACTAATGAATTCTAATTTAAGTTCGTGTATTCTTTCCAACACTTTACTAAACTTTAAATCCATTTTTATGTTTTTCTTTTTATTCAATGCCATGTTTATCTTTCAACTCTTTCTTTGCTAATACTTCACAATAAAACTCTTCATTAAGTATTTCAGTAACTAACTCTTGATCTTGTTCTGGTATTTCCACAAACTCTTGTTTTAAAACAGCTTCATCTATTGCATCAACAGCAAAGTCATGAAATTTATCGCTAAATTGAGTCATAAAAGCAGATATAATTTGAGTTCTTATAACATCTTTTCTTAAATCTTTATGAAAATATCTTTCTTTAACTTCATCATAAGTAAGTTTAGGTCCTAACTCTTTTTTCTTTTCATAATCTATATCATAAGATTTAATAGTTCCTAATAAACCTAGACTTGTATCCATTGATAAACCATCAAGAGCTACATCATCTTCTATCTCCATCTCTGCAGTTACTTTTATTTTTTGCGTCATTGATCTACTCCTGTTCCTTTACACATTTCACATTCTTCAGTATTAGTATATGCAACTTTAGTTACATCAATTAAATCATATACATCTGTATGTATTTCACCTTCTCCATCACAATGAGTACAAGTGTCCACTGCAAATGGATCGTGTGTTATAGGTTTCTTTTTAGACATAATTCTCCTTTCTTTAACTCTTTTTATATTATATTTTTTTTTATCCATTTAATACAATATAAATTTATTTACATATACAGCCAAAAAAATCTCCGCTATTATCGTTCATTACATGAGCATTAAGTATCTCACTATAAGTTGTTAAATGCAATCTTAATATATCGCATAAATCAAAACAAGTAACTTTACTTACCAGTTCTATACCATTCATCATCTCTTTTGTTACTTCAACAAGAGAATATAATCCATCATTTAAAATTATCAATTCCATATTAGAATCATTCTAAACTTATTTATTAACAATACTTTCTAAATCAGCGATGATTCGTCTTATCTCACTCTCTTGCTTCCATTTTTTTTCATAGAAATATTGTGGATTATTTTGATCTTTTATCTTTTGATCAATGTATATAGAGTAATGTTCAGCGTGTGGTAATGGAACATAACTTTGATTTCCATGTATCTTTCTTGATCCACGACCCTTTAGTCTTATACTATATCTTCCTTTATGTAGATACTTCTTCATTAACTTAATGAATTCCCAACCTTCTTTAGAGTTGGGAATGCCAGTCATAAAGTGTATACAAGCATCAGCTTTCGCTTTTCTTTGTGCTGCAGTAAGTGCAGCTTTACTCCAAAACTGACGAAAAGTTATTGGATTACCACACATTTTAAGTGCTTTTTCTACATCTTTTCTACTCATTACTTTCTCCTTTTTTTATAGAACTCTAACGTCACTAGACCATCTTCTGCGTTTTTACCATGTATTACATCTGATCTTCCTACTATTTTAACTGGACATTTTTTAATCCAATCTTCAAATAGTTTTATGACTTTGATTACATCTTTATCATTCATATTATATCGCTCCTAAAAGTAATAATATAATTAATACTTCCATTTTTATACCTTTCTATTTATTTAAATATGGTTGTTTAACTAAAACTACATTCCCATATATATTTCTTCTATTTATATCATTTGTATCACGAGCATCTTCTGGTACTTCGTTATTATACCAATGCCAATAGTTTCTATATGCCATTGTCGCTTTTTGATTTAATTGAGCATTATTTTTAGATAATGCGTTTTCGTCACTAAGCATCTCGTAATTTTCTCCATCCCATCTAGCCTGGACTGGTTCAACAGTCTTGTCATGAATAATAGCTCTTACATGCTCCCAATCTAATGGTGTAGCATGCATAAAACTAAAATGAAATCCTGTTTTTAATATAATTACATGTTTAATTATAGACAACTGGTTTTACCTCCTCTCTTAAATTAAGTTTAAGTTTATTGTAAACAGAGTTAGGTATATCTAATTGATATAACTCTCCATTTGCATGTTCGAAAAGAATACGCCAACAATCTTCTCTCATCTTAATCGAGAAATGAATTGGCCACTCTTGTCTCTTATCGAATTTTTTAATATCTTCAAAGTCATGTTCTTTAAAATGTCTAGGCCAATTATTAGCCCTAGATATTGTATTTGAATATATTAAATCGCTTCTTGTAATTACTAAATGATTCATGTATTACCGTCCATTATATCACGAAGCTCGTCTAACATATCTCCAGAGTCATCGAAATCAGATACATCTAAATCTACTGATGCAGCTACTTCTTCATTTGACATATCATGAGCAGAGATAGCATCTTCTTTTTTCCAGCCACCTGGTGGCTCGTTTTCTTTATTTACCTTTTTAATTAAGGTACTTAACTTTTCTTTCGTCATATTTTTCCTTTCTAATTTTTACTTTATATATTTTTTTATATTATAAATATTCCTTAAAAACAAGAAAAAATAATACGATACTTACTATCTAAAAGATTAAAACCTGCGCTCTATGACGTCCTACGTCACACTATTTTAATGGATTGTATACTCTTTTTCTAAATCTACTTGATAACGTGGAATTTCGTTATTATATTCAATTACCTCATAATCTATAAAATTAAACATTTTCATATTTTTCATACAGAATTCATAAAACCTATTTACTCTTGGAAAATAAGGTTCGCTATCATATTGTGGAAATTCTAAATATAGTTTTTTATTAGGATTTAATTTATTTACATAAATAAATTTTACCCAATAATTTCTAGTTGGTAAACTCATCAACTCTGCTATTAAATTATTATGAGCTTCTTTAAACATCATCACCTTTAGGTTTTTCTTTTGGAAAAATAATTTCTTCATCAATACACATAAATTTAATTATAGTTCCATATTTATTTACTTCTTCAGGACCAATTTCTTTTGCCTTATTTATAGATTCATTATAACCCGCAATCATACATTCATAATGAGAATTGTATAAATCTGGCATTGAGTGAGGAGGTAAACAATTCTGAAAAACAGAACTACATATAATCATACTTAATACAAATTTCATTTTTCCTTTAAACTCCTTATAATTAAATTTTTGAGAATAGGATTACTTTTAAGAATAGTATAATATTGTTCTGTTAGAGTTGCTACTTTTTCTTCACCGTGTGGTCCTACTTCGAAATCATTTAAAGCCATTATAATATGAAATAATTCATGAAATAAAGTCTTACCTAACATTTGTTTAGTAAGTCCTTTTCGAATAATTAATGTATTAGTATTATATGTGTATAAAGCATAGTCATCTATCTTTTTAAAGATGACTTTAGTGATTGTATTTTTATATTTAATTTCGGTTAGTTTCATGGGGCCAATCTCCTGGCCCCATTATAACATTTATCTCCCAAGCATTCTACTTTTTGTTTGAGCATTTACTTGAGTATCGAGACCAATACCGCCACCTGCGGCTTTACCGTTATGATAAGCGGCTCTATCTCTTATATTCATACTGCTTTTTTTCTGTACAATAGAAATACCTTGATTAACTAGCCACTCCGAAAGAGCCTTTTGTTCATTCTTATAAAGCATTGGTAATCCATCTGGATTTTTTATACCTTCGTAAGGTGGAGCTATTTCTTCAAATCTATCTTTCAATCTTTTAGATAGACGGCTTGCGCAACCTAACTTAAAAGCTTGTTTCATTCGATTAATAGCTGATTTACTACCAGGTACAGTTTTAAACTCGTTTTCTGCAAGTCTTAAAACTGTACTAATAAAGTAATCACACATTGATTTAGCCACTATTCGATTAGATTTTCTTCCAACGAATGTCGCTTGTTTTACTCTACGATAATTAGCATCTACACCTGACGAAGTATACATTTGACAAAAGTATAATTTAGCAGTAGCTGATTGTATCCAACCACGCCAATTATCTCTTTCGACTGTAAATGCTTCTTTATCAATCGGTTCTACTTCTGTGTCGTCTTTAATATCAGACATAGATAGATTGTGTTCCGTAAGCAATTGTTGAGCTTTATTAGCAGCAAGCATGGCTTCGTTCTCTGAGGCGCCATTCTCTTGCGACATTTTTAATAGCTTCTGTATTCGCTTCAGAATACTTTCTTTTTCTTCTGGCATATTTCTCCTTTCTTATTATTACTTGATTATTCTTACTTTATATTATTTTAAATCTTATTCGACAAGATTTTCTTTATTGTGTTCCAATCTTTCGCTATCGCTTTTTGCTCCCATTCTTCTCGGGTTACACCAATAGCCAAAGCTTCACCTTCTGAACTTGGAAATAAATAAATTTCTTTATCTTTTTTCACAATTATATAGACAAGACCACCGTGATGGGTATAAGACTTGTGCCATGCGATTTGCTCTATACTCAATTTTAGTTTTAATTTGGTTTTTTCTCTTTTGGGGGACCGCAAATACTTTCCTTCCAACCAACCAGTCTGACCAGCTGAACAGTAGTGCACATCAGGAATTCCTCGTTCAATTTGTGTCTCAATCCTTTGAATAAAAAAATCGTTTAATTTTGATCTAATCGTTTGCCAAATCTGTTTTTCCATCAAAAGTACATACAGGTATTGGTTTCATTTTATGTAAATTCTTCTTTCTTAATTTTAAATATTTTTCATAAGAAGGTTCTGTAGGATTATTCATTAAATATTCTATTTGAGAGTAAGACATTCCTAATTGATCTACATCTTTTCTTCCATCATTCCACAATCCATCAGTAGGTTCTGCTTCAATAATCTCATCTAATATTTTTAATTCTTTCGCCATTGCCCATACTTGTGTTTTAGTACAATCTGCGATTGGAGAAATATCTACTCCTCCGTCTCCATACTTTGTAAAAAAACCTACTCCAAAATCTTCAATTTTATTTCCTGTTCCTACCACAATTCCTTTGGTACTAGCGGATAATTGATACAAGCACATCATTCTCATTCTTGCTCTTGAATTTGCTAAACCCATTTTATCTGTAAATTTTAAATCAATCATTTGATTTTCAAAAGTTAAAAAAGTATGTGTTAAATCTATTTCTACACTATAACAATTTTGAAATTTAGTTGTTAACCACCTTTTATGTTTAATTGATAAATCATGATCTTGAGGTAATTGAGATATAGGCATTGATGCCACAAGAGTTTTTATTCCAGTTAAGCCACAAATGGTACTTACCACAGATGAATCTACACCACCTGAAATTCCTACTATTAAGCAATTAGCAGGTGTATCCATACTTTCGACATAATCTATAATCCACCTTCTTATATAATTAATTCTTTCAAGAGGTGACATCATTTTTTCCAATCGGTATATATTTTACATCTTCTTTTACTTTTAAATATCTAAATGGATCAATGACAACAGAGCCTGGCATAAAATAAAATTCTTTCCACACTTCATGTTTAGTTCCTATAAAAAATAATTGTGGCTTTTTATCCCATTCATATTGTTCTTTAACTCTCATAATGTCACTATCGTCAACCCAAGGATCCCACATTGTAACTTCTTCTCCTTTTTCCTCTAACATATTTTTTAATAATATTGAAGGACTACCAACTGTTAAGTTTGTTTCGGGTTTAAAACATTTACCTAATATGTTTATTTTTCTTTCATACTTTTCAGAAATAATTAAATCAGCTAACCATTCAGTTTGCATTTCTCTTTGTTTCATAATATTATCGTACCAATTATAAGATAAACTTAATTTCCGAGCTAAATAACTGAGAGCTATATTATCTCGTGGATGACAACCTCCTCCATCTCCCATACCTCCTGTTAAATATTTAGGACTTATAATTCTGTCGGTACATAAAGAAAGAGCTTTAGTTACATCATCAACATCAGTATTAGGTAAATGATGACATGTTTCCATAATTGTATTTATCATAGCTATTTTAGTTGAAATAAAAGTATTATAAACTACTTTAATTAATTCCGCATTTTCTAAAGTAGTTTCATGAAATGGAGCATTATTAATAGTCTTATAAAACTCTTTGGCTTTTTCTGCTGCCTTTTTATCATCAACTCCAAATAATATTATTTCACTGTTTAAAAAATCATTTACAGTTGTCCCCATTGCTATAAAAAAAGGGTTATAACAAAGCTTTAAATGTTTTCCTAAGATTGGTTTAATGAATTTTGTAATAGTACCAGGAAGAACAGTAGAAATTATAACCACAACTTTATCCTTTCCTTGTTTTTCTATCTCTTCATTTAAATCTTTTATTCCTTTTACTAAATAATCATAATTAAAATCTGCTCTTTCTTGAGGAATACGAGTTATACCTTCATATTTATCTTCATGTGGAGTTTGTATTGGAACAAAAATAATATCACTTTCTTCCACAATTTTATCTGTAGTTTTTAATTCTATTTTTGATTTTTGTAATAATTCGTTAGCACCTTCTTCCCGATAAGTAAGAGTTTTAAATCTTATATCACGAAGTGTGCGATCATTGATGTCAGTACCACAAACTGTATGACCTTTACTTTCACAAGCAAGAGCAACTGGTAAACCTAGTTTTCCTAAACCAATAAAACCTATTTTCATTTATTTTGCGTTGCCCCAATTGTCTCCTTTCTCGACATCAACCTTGAGAGGCACTTTCAACTTTACGCAAGTTTTCATGATTTGTAAAGCTTCTTCAAAACATTTTTGTTTATTCCAAGGAATAGAAAAATCTAATTCGTCATGTATTGTTAATTTTAAATCTATCTCATCCAAAATTCCAGCTTCATAAATTTTTAACATTGCTGCTTTAGTAATATCAGCTGATGAACCTTGTATTAAAGCATTTAAGGCTGTATGAGTATAAGCTCGTTTTAATTCTTGTTTAGGATATTGAGCATATGCTTCTGAAAGTGTATATGCTCTTTCTCCCCAACTATCTCTAGGTTCCCACATATCAAATCTTCTTTTTCTACCAAGTAAAGTTTTTATATAACCTCTACTCCCTGCGACATTTGATACTTGTCTTGATAGTTCTTTAACAAAAGGTACTTTATTGTGATATTTGTTAAATAATTCATAAGCTTGATCAGTATCTAAACCTAATTCTGCAGCTAATTTTTTATTACCCATGCCATAAAATAATCCTAAATTAATAGTCTTTGCTTGTTTTCTTTCTATTCCTGCCATATTAGCAACCATTTGATGAAAATCTGTTTTATCATTTTTACAAAATTCATCTTGAACTTTTAAAGCAGTTCTCATATCTTTTAATGAAGCATAATGTACTAACACTCTTGGTTCTTGTTGAGAGTAATCAGCACAATACCATTCTGAATCTTCTTCTGGTATAAATAAACTTCTGATCATCGGACCAAGTTCAGGGTCTCTAGCTGGCACTTGTTGAAGATTTGGATATTGAGAACTAAATCTACCAGTTACAGTACCCATCGGATTAAAACTACAATGTATTCTTCCATCAATAGCTTTATCTATAATCATATTTTTTATAAATGTATTTCGTATTTTGTCTAATTTACGAATACTTAAAATACTTTGACTAACATCATCCACTTGAGTTTCCAGCCAACCTGCAGTGAAAGATGGAGTACCTTTTGGGGTGTAGTTATATTTAATGTTATTTTTATCATATGCTTCCTTTAAAGAGGCATTTGCCCATACATTTACTATGGTACCTCCTAAAGTATTTAGTCGTGATTGCAAGTGGATTTGTTTTTTTTCTAATTCTTCGTATAATTTATGGGCTTTTTCAACATCAACTCTTACACCTTTTTTTCTCATCTCAAATAAAACGTGTATTAATTTAGATTCAAATTTAACAATATCTTCAACATCTTCTTTTTTTATTCTTTCTTGTTGTTTTTGATATATCTGTAAAGTAAGTAAAGCATCTTCTTTTGCATATTCGCTTACTTCATTAGCATGAAGTCTCCATAAATTTTCTTTTACTTTTGCTCTTTTGCCAAATTTATATAAGACTGCTTGCTCTAATTCAACTTCATATTTAGATTTTCTTAAATAAAATTTTGCTAAAGAGTTTAAAGAATACTTTAATTTATTTTCATCAAGTAAGTGTTCTATTGAAAGTACATCTAAAATCTCGTGACTACGAGTAAGGGTAAGTCGCTTATCCAGTGAATAAAGCCACTCTACGTCATACATTGCGTTAGCAAATACGAGCTTTTTCTTCTTTGAGTAAATATACAATAAAAAACTAATTACTTTTTCTTTATTTAAATTTCCTCC